AGACGAAGAAGAAGAAGATAACGAAAATCAAAAACCCAAGAGGCTCACTGAAAGAATCGACCAAATTGACGGTTGAGCCAACGCCCGTACAGGAGACGCCAACCGAGGAACCAAAACAAGAACCGGCGGCATCGTCATCTCTGTTGCTTGAAAACGGCAGAAGAAAGATTTCTCGAAAGAAGCCTGGGTCAAAGTCTATCAATTACTTTGACGGTAATACTCAAAAGGCGATTGTGGCTTATCAGGGTGACGTAACGTATGAGGGTAAAAACAGGATTTATCTTGAGAAAATCTATCCAGCCTTTGACTCTCTTGTAGAGAACCTTATCAACGTCTATGGGTTCACGGTCATGTACGAGTCCCGTGGGGACCTCAAGAACGAATGTCTTGAGTTTCTCTATGGGGCGCTTCCAAAGTTCAACGTGGAGAAGGGCTCCAAGGCTTTCTCCTATTTCAACGTTGTCGCCAAGAACTGGCTAACGATTAAGTCAAAGCAGAACGCCAAGAAGACCCAAACTTATATTTCTATTGACAACAAAGATGCCATATCCCAACAAGACATGGAAACAATAGAGGGCTATAAAATTGCTCCAGACGGGGAAGAGATAATGTCCGGCAGGGAATTCCGTGGACAGATTTCGGCTCTCGTTAAAGAGATTGGCGGTAAAGTCAAAACAGAAAACGAGCAAAATTGTATAAGGGCTATCAAAATTCTGATAGACAACCTTGAGGAAGTTGACCTTTTGAATAAAAGAGCTATTCTTCTATATTTAAGAGAAATTACAGGACTATCCTCCAAGCAACTCTCCATCGTTCTGGCCTCACTGAAGAAACACTACAAGGAACTGAAAAAACGTGACGAATTCCAATTCTGAAAATGAAAACGATGACGACGACGAGGAAATGGGCGAAACAAATGTACCGGTCGGTACCTATGTAGCCCCACCACTTGAAGAACTTCGGGAGAAAAACGCAAAGGAACTAACGTCCTTTAATGAACTGTTGGACTCCTTGTCTTCCACAGAGGATAAACAAAAATCTCTTTGGAGACAAATTTACGAGAACTCCATTACCGACAGAATGAACGCCTACATTGTTTGGGTTGATCTTTTCCGGGATGTTCAGGGAAGACCTTCAGAACACGGCATACACGGGCAGAATCTTTCCAGGTATATGGAAAGAATGTCCAAGGCAAATGACCAGCTTTTAAAGCTCGCTGAACTTGTTGGAAACGCCAAGAAGAAAGACTCCTCAGAGATAACTGAGGACTCCCTTTATCAGGAGATGGAAAACGAATCAAAAGGGCTTAAACATTAAGCTTATTTAGATTTCTTGTCCTATGATATTTATCGAGTATTATGACAAGAATTACTACTGCCATTTCAAGGAGAACTGTTGGTGGCTCTACCCTTGGAAGACCCTCAGCCGACCTTAGGGCTTCTTCTACAACCGGGGCTATGCCCACCTTGCAGAGGGCAGTGGTGGTAGAGATTATTGATAATCCTTCCATCTTAACGGACGAACAAAAACAAACCCTCGCAAATCAGGTCAACAACCCAGAGTTCGTTGATATTTTGCCGGTTAACTCCATCCTAGCTAGGATGGTTTCTGACTCTCAGGATGCCGGTAACCCGACTTCTACTCTGTTGTTCCCTTTGTTTTCTGGATGCATTGAACTTCCCATTGTGCCCGGGGAACATGTGTGGGTCATCTATCCAGATCCAGGAAGATCCGGTACCGTCATAGGATATTGGTTGACCAAGGTCTCCGAGCAACGCACCGTGGAAGACGTTAACTACACGGTTCACGACCGTAGATTCTTTCCTCAGTACAACCCTCAGATGTTGTCAACCTCCGAGAGGTCCCAGGATCAGGAGACGACTCCCGATTTCCCAAACGGTGCGGGTACCCCGACGACCGCCACTCTTAGGGTAACGGGCTCTAATAACGAAAACCCCTACGACGGAATCATCGAAAGCAGCACCTCCATAGAAAACTTTACCTTTGAACCGGTGCCAAGGTGGAATAAACGTCCCGGTGAATTCGTAATACAGGGAAGAAATAACTCAACCATCATCCTTGGGGAAGACAGAACGGGTCCGGTTGTCCGGGCGGCAGCAGACGCCGTAGGAACCGCAGGTTCCATAGACCTGGTTGCAGGACGCGCCAGGAAGCTTCCTCCCGACGAGAACACAGACCCAGAGGAGACAGCCCCCAGGCTTATAGAAAATGCCAGAAGCAAGCTGGAGGTCAACAAGACCCCATATCTTACCGAGGGCAGGCAAGATAACCCAAGAGAGGGCGATCCTGACTTTTTGAATGACGCAGCCAGGTTGCTGGTTACTATGCAATCTGAAGTGGATAAAAACTTTGGTATCACGGACATTAGTTTCCCGGATGACACCCTGGAGCCAGTTCAGCCAAACGAAGGGACTGCCGGAACTCTTTCGAAGTCCTATGTTCTGGCCAAGGCGGATAATATCAGGATAATCGCCAGGAAAGATGATGACGTAAGTGGAACCGTTCTGATAATCCGGGAGGGTTCTGGGGAAGACGACCTGGCCTATCTGTATATCGATCCAGATGGCAAACTTCAGATTTACGCCCCCGAAATGTACCTCGGGAAGGCAACCGGGAAGGCAGAGCCCTACATCAAGTGGACCGAGTACAAGAAGTCCATTGAAAAGCTTCAGGGGCAAATTGATGCCCTTAAGGATTTTTGCGACAGCCTAACAACAACCTTGCAAACTGCCTTTGCTGCGGCCATAGCTGTGCCCTATAGCCCAATATCGGGACTTACTGGTCAAATTGCAGGACTTGTTCAGAACAAGGCGACACTAGCGACCGGAATAGGAACTAAGCCCAACGACGTATCTAGCGCGGTAGAGGACGCAAAGTCAGAGAGAATCTTTGGAGAATAACCCATGACAGCCACAAACGAACAAGAACTAGCTTCTGCCATCGACAACATCCTGAATTCAACTGGAGAATCGACCGACACGGTGGAAAAGGGCGTTGAACTCAGAAAGAAAATTGCAGCAAAACTTGCAAACGAAATAGATTCCTATGTGCAATTTCAGATAGGAGCCCGACTGAGCGCGATCCTCCGGGCATTGAACGCTGGTGACGCCTCCGGGAACCCTGTTCCGCTAACCCCAGGGCCAGAGTTTGAAAGTTTCACTAGAACCTCCTGACTTTCATATTTATTTTGGTATAAATGGCAATATCCTTCAAAGACGTGGGTGTTAGGGGTTTTCGGCAAGAAGAGGTTCTTAACCGAAACAGAACCCTCATACCAATTGGCATTAAAACCCCGGTAGAATCAGATCCCTCTGAAAATGGACTATTCCTTATGCACACGGACGTAAAGGAACAAATAGCTGATAATCTCAGAAATCTAGTCCTGACAAACTGGGGAGAAAGGCTTGGAAATTATTTCTTTGGAGCTAACTTAAGACCTATTTTGGTTGATTTCTCATCGAAAGCTGATTTTGATCAAGAGGTCATGGTTAGGATTAACACCGCAATTTCTAAGTGGATGCCGTTCATTACGCCAGTTGCCTATGATTCGTTTATAGATAATGTCAACAATCTTTATACGGGAATAGTCAAGGTGGTACTAATTTATTCTGTAGCGTCTGTTGGTATAACGAACGCAAGACTAGAAGTAACTCTCTTCGTAATCTAGGAAAATTTAAATGACAACAGACACTAGGAAACAAATAACGAAACAAATAAAGACCAGAAAATACTTAAACAAAGATTTCGCTGGCTTTAAGCAGGATTTATTTGAGTATGCAAGAGTTCACTTTCCTGATAGGATCCGGGATCTTAGCGAGCCTTCGCTTAGTGGTCTGTTCTTGGAATTTGCAGCTTACGTGGGCGACGTTCAAAGTTTCTATCTCGACCATCAGTTCCATGAACTGGACCCAAATACGTCTGTTGAACTTAGAAATATTGAGCGACACCTTCGAAATGCGGGGGTTGATGTCGTTGGCGCGTCCCCGGCTGTCGTTGACATTACGATTTCTCTAGAGGTTCCGGCAGACACTAACCAAAGTCCACCAGTACCACAGACGGCTGCCATCCCGGTTATCCAGGCAGGAACAACCTTTCCATCTAATGCAGGAACGTTCTTTGAGTTGACCGAGGACTTAGACTTCTCTGAAACGATAGATGACAATTACGTTGCAAGCATCAAAATCTCTAGCAGAGATGCCAACAACAATCCGACCGCCTTCATCATGTCCAGAAAAGGTATCGCTATCTCTGGCACGAGACAGGTAGAGTCCTTTTCTGTTGGCAATTTTGAGCCCTTCAAGAAATTTAGTCTCTCCAAGGAAAACGTAACGGAGGTTGTCTCCGTTTCTGACTCGCAGGGCAACATCTATTATCAAGTTGAATACCTTACCCAGGACACAGTATATCAGGCTTTGATAAGCCGTAACGACGACAATGAACTGGTAAAAGAAAATCTTGCTATCATTCCCGCCCCATATAGATTCATCAAGAGAACAGACCTCCAAACAAGATTGACTTCTCTTGTTTTTGGTGGCGGAGGAGCCGCAACCCTGGATGACGACATTGTGCCGGATCCAAGTGAGTTTGCCGTTCCCTTGTACGGCAAAAGAAACTTTTCCAGGTTTTCTCTTAATCCCGGCAACCTTCTCCAGACAACTACTCTTGGCGTTTTGACGCCAAACTCTACCCTATCCATAGAGTATAGATTTGGTGGTGGACTGAAGCACAATGTTGCACCTGGAGCAATCAGAGGATTGGGTAGTCTTAATATAACTTTTCCATATGGGGCAAGCTCCTCTGTGGCGGGGTTCGTCAGAAGGTCAGTTGATGCCGTGAATGAGGTTGAGGCCAGAGGAGGCGACGACGCCCCGAGCGTGGATGAACTCAAGGCCAAAATCCCTGCGGTAAGAGCCTCACAGGGACGCATTGTCACCAAGGAAGATTTGCTGGCCAGGGTTTACACAATGCCTTCTAACTTTGGCCGGGTGTACAGGGCTTCTGTTAGATCCAACCCAAACAACCCTCTGGCCACCCAGTTGTTCATTATATCTAGAAATCAACAGGGTCAGTTGTCGATCTCGCCGGACAGCCTGAAGAAGAATCTTCAGACCTACCTGAATGGCTTCAGAATGATTTCTGACGCTATCGACATATTGGACGCACAGGTAATCAATCTCAAGGTTGAGTTCTCCGTTGTGATAGACCCCTCTAAGAACAAGAAGCTGGTATTGCAAAATGTAGTTTCTAGACTTAAGCAATATTTTTCTGTCAAGCACTTTGAAATTGACCAGCCCATCATTTTGTCTGACCTACAGAATTTGATCTATAACAATAACGGCATAGTGTCAGTAACGAAAGTTTCGATTAAAAATCTATCTGGCCCAGTGAACGGCAGAACCTACAGTTCTTCCCAGTTTGACGTTGAGTCCAACACGACCAAGGGCATTGTTATCGGCCCACCTGGATCAATTTTCGAAATCAGATTCAAGAATTTTGATATTGAAGGGATTAGCGTGTAAGTCATGTTTAGAATCCTAACGTCCAGCAAGGACACATACATTACCGACAAAATAATCTTTGGTACCAGGTCCCTTAACTCAAACGTAGGTCAGGCTGCCACACTTGATTTGTTTAAGCTCTACAGCGAAACAACCTTGTCTGGTAGTGCTGCACCTGTTGAACTCTCCAGGGTTTTAATCAAGTTTGACTATTCACAACTATTGGCGCTAACCAGTTCTATTTTGGACGCCTCCGGGTCTACTTTTAATGCCTACTTGTACATGAAAAATGTCTATGGTGGGCAAACGGTTCCATCGAACTTTACCCTACAACTCAACCCTCTTGCAAAAGAATGGGACGAGGGAAGAGGATTTGACCTCCTTTATTTTAAGGATATTGATTCCACAAATTGGATCACCGCCTCAACAAATCCTGCAACTTCCTTGTGGACCGTTTCTGGGGCATCTGCAACCGGTTCCATAGGGGACGTTTGTGATTACTTTGTAAGCGGCAATATTGGTATTGGCTCTCAAAGCCTGACCGTAACCCAGTCTTTCGCTAGAGGGGATGAAGACCTGTTTGTGGACATCACGCAGCTTGTGTCTGCCTCTATTTGGGGAAATCTCCCAAATTATGGATTCAGAATAAGTTATCTTAACTCCCAGGAAACAGATCAGACGACCAGGTTTGTAAAAAGACTGGGCGGAAGAAACACCAACAACCCGACACTGCGCCCACAACTTTACGTCAAATATAATGGCAATGTCGTTGCAGACGACTCCAATCTGGCATTGTTTGATGAGTCCAACAGATTTTTCATCTACAATACCCCCAGGGGAATCTATCAGAATTTCCGTTCTGGTTCATCCATTATCTCTGGTTCTAATTCTTTGGTACTAGAGCTTATTGCTTCCAAGAGTCAAATAATCCCAATAACTTCTTGGTCTATGTCGCATTCTCAGTCCATCACCTTCTATACCAGCAGCATGTCGTACTTTAGTGCCTCCTTTAGTGGAAGCCAGTTAGCTTTTGGAAGGCTGCAACAAACAGGAGCATATTATTCTGACGTTTCCATGGCTACTTTCTCCACAGCCAGCCTCAATGCCTTTGTAAGCGCCTCTGGGTATGAACAAAGCTTTCTGCTTCTGTGGAAATCCTCGGATAGAACATATTTGTTTTCTTCTGGTGGATATGTTAAGTTCAATAAGTTCTCTGGGGATCCGTCGTCATTTGATCAAAGAAATTATGTACTTAACATTACAAACCTTGAGCAATTTTATACAAGAAAAGAAAACACCCGACTCCGCGTGTTTGTGCAGGATTGGGAATTTGATTTTGCCACACAAAGACTTCCAAAACCAGCAATATCTAGAATATTCAAAAACATGTATTGGAGATTGATCGATCCCTTCACCAAGGACATTATCGTTCCTTTTGATACGATAGGCACAAAATTGTCCTCTGATGGTCATGGTATGTTCTTTGACTTTTGGTTTAGCGACCTCGATCCAAGCAGAGTATATGAGTTTGAGTTTAAACTTGAAGAAAATGACAGAACTGACTTCTTTTTTGAGCAAGGGTTTAGATTCAAGGTAGTGAATGAATGACCGACAACAGCAACAATCTGCGGTTTAATAGACCGCCCCTGTTTACGCCAAATCTTGTTAGGGGTTTGATTGATGACTCGGCAAAGTCTTCCACTTTCACTAAGGTCATTGGAGAAGACTTAGTTGATTCTGTCGTTGGTATGTCTTCGTCCTTTAAATATGACTTGGATGAAACTGGCCTCAAATCCACGCAGCAACTTAATGTTGACTGGTCAAAGTTTGAAAATCATACATTTTTTAACAGTGCCCAAGTTAAAACGAACGTAGCCTTTGATACCATAATCAATACATTTCCCTTTGACGGAAATCAGCAAGAATATGAATTGTTTTTTGATAGATTAACTGGTTTTGAGAAATACACCTTTGATCAGTATCCAAAGTACAAGGGCTATGCTTTCTTTTCTGGCTCTAAGGGCTCTGAGGTTAATGCCGGTACTTGGATTACCGCAAAGGATGTCGCTGGCGCTCAATATCCAGATGTCTCCAAGGACCAAACTGGTCTTTCTAAATTAAATCCTGAGTCAAATTCCACCACAACCGAACTTTGGTTATACTTGCCTTCTGGATCAAACACTGGACAGACGATTTTGCATCAGCTAAGTCAGTCGTCTGGTGGTCTTGATGGGTTTGCTTTTGTTATAAGTGCAAGTTCTGATGGTAACTTCGCCCCAGTTTATTATTGCGTGGCAAGTAAGTCCATGGGACAGGTTGTGTCTTTCTCCCTCGCCAAGGGAGCGTGGAACAACGTTGCGGTTATTTGGGACAGAAATCCAAACGTAAACAAGTTGTTTGCCTATGTCAACCAATATCTGACCGGCTCATCTCCTTCGTTTGAGCTTGGGGAAACTTTCTGGAGTGGGCTAACCCTGACCGTTGGTTCTGGTTCTTCCTTTGTTGCACCCGGCTACACCCACACAGAACAAAATACGCTTTCTGGTGCCATGGACGAACTTAGGATCTGGCATACTGCCAGATCAGTAGAGGACAGAGTTTCCTACCAGGAAAAAACAGTCTTTGCTTCCTCGGACCTCAAGCTTTATTTTAAATTCAATGAGCCCTCTGGCTCCAACACCCTTCTTACCTTGGACCATAGCGGCAATTCTCTTCATGGAAAATTAAACATTGCCGGTAATGCTCTTAAGGTCAGAGAGATTGTCACGTCTTCCATTGCCGGAAATGACCCAATGGTTTGGGAGAAACTTGAACTTACTCCTATTCTATTTCCAACCCACCCATATGTGGACGACTACAGGATGGAGCTTTTGACAAGCGCCTCCTTCTTTGACGACCAAAATCCTAATCTAATCACCAAACTAATTCCAAAACACTATCTTTTGGAAGGGCAAACTGAATCTGGGCTAGAAACCGAAACCGGTCCAATAACCACCACGCTAGTATCTGGGTCGGATCCACGTTCTGCCCGCCTCGGAGGAACTCAGCTTCTTTTGTCCCTTGCTTATGTGTGGGCTAAATACTTTGATGAAATCAAACTTTTCACGCAAGCTTTCTCAAATCTTAACTGGACAGATTACGATGAGTCGGATACTGTTCCAGATCAGTTCTTGCAGTTTTTAGCAAGACAACAAGGATTTAATCTTCCTCCCTTGTTTGTTGGAAGCTCAATCGAACAGTACATTAACAGGGAAAATATCCAGGGTGATATTTCTACAAACGCCCTAAGTTTGCAATATATCCAGAATCAAATTTGGAAACGTATTTTGATCAACCTACAGGACGTTGTTAGGTCCAAGGGAACTATTCACTCTGTTAAGTCGTTTATTCGATCCGTTGGCATAGACCCAGACAACAACTTCCGCATTAGGGAATTTGGTGGCCCGACAAAGGCTCCTCTGTCCTTTGCAAGAGACAAGCGGTCAGAAATTGCCGCCATGACAAACTTTGTTTCTGGTGGATTTGCCTTTAGTCCCTATCTTTCTGCCAGCAGAATAGAGCCGGGGTTTCCTGGGACTTCCTCCCTGGCAGTGGCAACGAACGGTAATCATTTTCTTACCTCTGGCTCTTGGACCCTTGAGGGAACGTACAAGTTCCCAAGAAGCACAGTAGGGCACACTTCCCAGAGCCTTATAAGACTTATGACCACGGGAAGTACGGGTCTTGTTCTTCTTCCGTTTAACGTTGTGGCGGTTTCTGGCACCAACAGAATAACCCTATACAGCCGTCCAACAAACCTTGGGTCTGGCCCACCGGCTTTCTCCTTGATTCTTACCGGCGCAGACATCTTTGATGGAAATCAGTGGTATGTTTCTTGTGGTCGTATTAGAAGTGATGACCCGGCCATACGCTCAGATGTTTCAGCTTCCTATTTCCTCCGGGCAGCAAAGCAAAGCTTTGGAGACATAACCGAGGCATATTTCACAGAGGGATTTTACAACGAATATTCTAGCTCATCTCCAATTTGGAGCATTAGAAATAGTTTTTCAAATGCGTCTGGTTCTTATATTGCCCTAGGCTCTCAGAGTATTAATCCCCTGAGTTCGTTTGCTCTCAATTCCTTAACGGATGCCCCAGAGGAGGCCAGAGTTACTTATTTTGATGGACGGGTGGGACAGATTCGTTTCTGGTCCAAATATCTTAAGAGTGACGAATGGCAAGAGCACGTTCGGAACTTCAAATCCCTCGGCGTTTTAGAGCCGGACGTTAACTTCAACTTCGTAACAAACGCCTCAGGTTCTTGGCAGAGACTTCGGGCAGACGTGTCCATGGATCAGGTTATCACCCAGTCAAATACCCTTGGGGAAATCCAATTGTTTGACTTCTCACAAAATCTCCTACATTTTTCCGGCACTTCTTTCCCGGCCACAAAATCTGTGGTTATTCCAGAGAGATTCTTTTATAGCTATATTTCTCCCAAGTTTGATGAGGCAAGCACGGTAGACAAGGTTCGTCCCCGGTCTTTCCTGAACTATCAAAACGTTCTCTCTAGCTCATATGCCCAGGTGGCTCCACTTTATCGAGTGGAACTTTCCGAGGAGCCCACGGACAATACTAGATTTACTATAGACTTCAGCATCGTGGACGCCCTTGACCAAGATATTGTGGGAATTTTCTCTACTCTGGACATTCTGGACAACATTATTGGAAACCCAGAACTAATGTTCTCCCCCGATTATCCAAGGCTAGCTTTCCTCCGGGAGGTCTATTTCCACAGACTCACAGATAAGATAAACCTCAAAAACTTCTTTGAGTTTTACAAGTGGTTTGACACAAATATTGGAACGTTTATCGCCCAACTTATCCCAAGAAAAACAAAATATCTTGGAACCAACTTCGTAATCGAGAGCCACATGCTTGAGAGGGCAAAGCTAGAATATTACTACTCGGATATTTATCTAGGGGACAGTAATCGCCACGGGCTAAAGGATACTATTTTGTTGCAGCTTATAACGGGCGACTTTAAAAGATATTAAATCATGCGTACAGAATTCACACCCTTCGATGACTCTCAGCAAGTTATCTATATTCCTACCGACTCTGATACCGGGGGAAGCAATACCTTGGAGATCGACCCTTATCGTCAGGGCGTGGAAATCAAGACCAACCGCCAGAGGTTCTTCTCTACCCAGCCTAAAATATGGTCAGGAGACTTTGACCATATTGTGGATTTTAATGCCATTGGTCAGGCTCGGTCTTTTACTGAGTTTGAGAACTCCCCACTGTTTATGGACCTGCCAGAGTTTGACCCAGTTTCCTATATTGTCCTTGGACCAAACTACCCACTGCCCATAGTTTTCAACGATGGTCCTCAACAGGAGGAAGAGACCAGCTTTGAGCCCATTACTATTCCATTTAGAAAAAATTCCAACGAGGGTCCATTTTTTGCCCACAGGGTTGCCGGACAGATTGAGGACGGCAACAACTTCGACACAATCTTTAAGAACGCCAATCGAACCTCGCAATTTTGGGACTATGATGACCCGCCCCAGAGGAGACTGTTCTTGGATGAGGGTCAACAGGTGTGGGGTGCCCTGGACAACGGCATCACCACAGAGGGTTATTCCTTTGGCCAGGAGACGCTCCTGCGGGCTTTCGATGACACCACGATAGATGACATACCCCAGAGCCTCAGAGCCTCCAGTGACCTCCTAGGGGTTCTTTACTCGATGAAGATGAACCTTGACCAGGATCTAAGACCCTCCCGCACCAGGTCCGCCGGGGCAAATACTTTTGTTTACGGTAGGGATTCTGCCATTTACGGCACAGACTCTATTGCTTTTACAAATTTGATTAGAGGAACCTAAACAATGGCACGTACAGAAAAAAAGACCAAAATAAAGGGACTGCCCCCCAGGGTACTTCTTTCTGAAAGAGACGCCGTAACTGGGAGTTATCCCCTGGTTATCCATGGACAACTGGGTGGGTTTCCCGGTCTTGCCCCATTCAATGACACAAACACTCTTAACCTAACCCAATCCAATATTTATTATGGTCTGGGGGTGCCGACCAGTAGCATTTACATCCCGAGTCTTCTGAATCTTACAACTAGTCTTACTGGTTCTGGAAGAGTAGTGGCCGGTATTTCAGATACGTTTCTGAGCATTCCACAATACAGGGGAAGCTCTAGTTTTGTGCCCTTCAAGGACAATGATCAGTTTGCCGCTGTTGAAAAGGGTTTCTCAGATCCTTTCTGGGCAACTGGCAGCAACATAGAGGGATTTACCGCCCCGATCTGGAGCAAGAACAAAATTGAAATAGACTTTACTCCACTTACAGCTTCGTCTCTTACTGGCTCCAGAGGACAACAATCCTCTTCTTATATGGGTTATTATAATTTCAGTCTAAGAAAGTGGACCCCCTTAAGACCAGCCGGTATTATAGGTGGAAGATTTGATCCTGGTTCAGAAGCGCGCGTCGGTGGGGGTGTTGATTATAGTCAACAACTTTGGGGGTTTTCTGCAAGTCACAACAAACACTATTCAATCGGAATTGGAAACGATTGGAAATTTTTATTAAATCATGGACGACCAATTTCTACTTTTGGATTTCCTTTTTCTGGAATTTTTGAGGCAACTAGCTCCAATTTAATTCCGATGTCCGGTTTCATAGATCGGCCATTTGTTGTTGAAAAGATTATGGTTATAATGAGTGCCTCGTTTAGACTAAGCACTTTACCGGGAACACTAGACGATGCCTTTGACCTTAACGGTGATCCATTTTATACTACAGATTTTGGAGTTAGCTCAAGTTATGTTATCAATAATTTCTTTTTGCTAAATCAACGCAAAAGTGCAACTCCAGGCGTGGATCTTTCTTTGAATGACCCAACCTATGTCGTTAATCGACATCTGGTCTTTTCAAGATCAAATACAATACGAGATTTAATTGGTTGGTTTGAGATAGCTTCCTTTAACAACGACTATGGATATGTTGCAAGTGCATCTCTTTTTCCACAATATTTTTATCGAGATGCAACAATAATAAATTCGGGGTCAACCGCCTCCACAACATCTTCTTGGAATCGTATGTTGGTTATGTCCAATTCAGCCAAAAACCCAAAAGCAACAGCCCTAGCAGAAACCGAGGTCTTTGGTGCATTATCGCAAAATACTACCGTTCAAATTTCACTTTGGGATAAAAGTTTTGCAGAATTTCTTAATGCTGGTTGGTGGGGTGGTAGAGGCGGACTAGGCGCGATAAATGTATCTGGCAGAGATTTATTGAATGCCGCTACTCAATTTGATGGTGACAAAGAGGCAGGCGCCGACTACTCGCTTCAAATTGGGCAAGGAAAAAATGACTGGTCGAAAGATAATCCTTATATTTTGCAACCGACAGATGCCTTAATTTTAGGTTGGCAGTTACCAACCCACGATGACCTAGGAGGGGCACTTAACTCAAGTGAACTTTATCCAACAGGGTCTTTTGTGGAATTTCCTATCGCACCAGCCAAGATAATTCTATATGGCTCTTTCTTGTCTGAAGGAAAGACAATTAACGATACCTTAAATCAGGTTCTTGTTTCCAACAGCATCCACGAGGCAATAGAATGACGGTTTTTGATCAATATGAGGTCGAGCCCCTCCTGATGTACTCCGGCAGCACCTTTGACCATGTTTTGCTTGGTGGATTTTTTTCCGGGTCCTCAAACATAGCCGAACTTGAAAAAGTTTTAGTAGGGAGTACCGTTAAGGCGTCGCCTCTATTGGCAATTACCGCGTCGTTCATTACCACCGCCTCCCTCAGGGTTTTCACCTACAACTCAAACACTACCAGCATTTCCCTGACAGATCCCGTTAGGCAAGCTCCAGTTCGCGTCAGTGATCTTGTGAGGCTCTATAGTAATGGTTACGTTGGAACCGGCGCAAAATACTCTGTAGGCTTTAGTACCAACGAAAGATTTACAGACTCCGTAATGCCAGAGCCGACCTTGGTGTACTTGTCTGGGGTTGTTGATGCGGCTGGCGGACCTTCCAGTAATTTTGCTGAGGAAAATTGGTTCTTTCGCCCAATCAGAGCCAGAGCGAGAAATCAATTTCTTTCTTCAAGCTGCATGATATTGTGCGGGGGAGACCTTCCGGTTCCCGAGTTATCTACACTTAATCTTGGTGCTGGAAATCAAGTATGGCAAAACGATTTTCCATTTGAGCCGAAATATAAAAGAATAACAAAAAATTTCAATATCAATACTCAGAAAACAGTAGGACCGCTTGGCACTGCCCTCATTTTCAATAATCCAAGTCCCGGTTTTGGTACATGGACATTATTTGCTGGTGGGAGCGCACTACCTCAAAAATTTAGAAACTCAATGATGTATTGGGGATACTCTGCTTTGTCTTTTGGTTACAGTTCGTTCAATACTGGGTCTATTTATCCATTGCCCACGAACAAAGAAAACGTTTCTAGAAGTTGTTGGGAGTTGGAAGACTTTGCTTTTTCTGGTTCTCTGACATCAAGCGCAGGCAAAGTATTTTCCCTGCCGTGGGTTTCTGGAGTTGCCGAACCTCCAAACCCGGAGATGTTTAACTTGCATTTTTTTGGTTTCGGAAAAATGTTTGGAAAGTTTGCAGAACCAGCAGTTATTACTGCCAGCATTGCGTTTGCAGCAGCGTCCGAATCTGTTCCAAACAGAGACTTTCCAGTAACAAGCGGCACTTTCGTTGGAATAAGGCTAGACGGATACAAGTATGGAGTTTATTCCCCAATACCGGCCTACTCCAAGGCAGTGTTCAGGAGAAGCCACTTTGGATTTTTCCGGGACATGTTAGAACAACGTCCTAACACTGCCTTTTTTAATGAAAAGCGCGGGGTCTCCAGAGAAACGGTTGTTACTATAAACTTCCTCACCTCCTCTCAGGCTTATCTCACCGCAAGTTCCCCGGATCCATACTTAAATGCCAGATCAAGTGGGATGTTTGACTTTGGTTACAGGGCAGGTAGACCTTTCTTTGAATAATGGCCGGAATATTAGACAGCAAGACCCGCATTTTTGATACCTTCGTTACCCAGGAGGGTAGGCGTCAATTTGCCTCCGGTAAAATGAAGGCAGAGTTCTACTCCTTCACAGACGGGTTCTCTATCTACAAGACAGATACCATCAACACCGGATCCGCCCTGGATGAGACCTACAGGATTTGCTTTGAGGCAACTTCCTTGCCCCAGGACCAGGTTACCTTTGAGGCAGATGACTCCGGCAAGCTCTCTGCCTTTAGGGGCTCTGGAGTCAACATCCTCGCCGGACAAATATTCTCCGGCAGCGCCGTACAACTTATAACTGGGTCAGAGTTCGCCAGTTTCTCTGGCAATCTTCTCGGTTCTGCCTCCATAGATGCCTTCTCCAGGCTCAGAATCCTCGGGTCTCCAGACTTCTTTGAGCAGAGGTTTAATGAATTTTTAATTGGGAATGACACTTTTTCTTTCACAATCTCGGACAATCTTCCAATATCCTCCAGTGCCATGCAGAAGGGCAACATAGACCAAATTGAGAGTCTCTTTATGGACAAGAGGCTTTCTCACGTACCAAACTTCAAATATCTGCCTCCCGTGAACAGGGCGCGAATCGGGGCTGCCACCTCGTCCCTTGGAGTTTTCCCGAGTCTTGGACAAGCGCCAATAATAACAAACGCAGACCTTGAGAACGAACTTCTCTACAGTAGGCAAACAGGCTTTCAGGAGACCGTGACCTTCTTGCAGACCTCTAAGGAAAACAACCTAGTTTGCCAAATGTTTGAGATGTCCGGTGATGCTATTGTTAAGTTAGATGTTGTTGATTTTGGAATGTTTTCGGTCCCAAATGATCAAGAACATCCCACAAAGCATGTATTTTTTGTGGGCAAGGTTTATCGAGACAGCACCGGCACTAGTACCTTTGTGAATATGTTTACCCTGGTTTTTAGTTAACGGATATTTAACTCCATGAAAGTTTCCATCAAAAAAGAGACGAATATCATTGATATTCCTGAGGAAGGGGCTGTTCATCTAGCCGAGATAACTCCAGATGGTCACTTCAAGTATGAGATCACCTATAGAACTGATCCAAGAAGGGCAGTACAGAACAAGGCTATTTTGGTTAAAATCTTTGCTTCCTTGAAGCCCTTTGTCAAACAACCAACCAAGACATTTTCCCACTTCAACCCAGACCAACTCATCAAAAACCTGCTTCAGAAGACTTCCGTAAGCAAGGACCAGGGCCGGGCTCAGGTCTCCAACGTTTTCTTTACTTACATTTCTGATATCAGTGCTAAAATTCCCAATGACAAAACTACTCTTTTGTCCTTTAGGCCATTAATTCATGGTCTTGTTCCAAACGTAACCCTGGGCATCGACAAACTTGTTAAACTGAAGTCCGTCCAAGAGATAACGGACGGTAACATAATTCTGCCGGTTTTGGAAAACAACATCTCTGCTGCCATCGTGTCCTCTCAGGTAGCAAGGAGTACGGGCGTGGCCAGGGCGGTATCCTTGGACCTTGTTACAAGACGAGGCATAGACCCGGCTCAGGTTTCTGGAGCCCGAATGCAGACCATTCAGAGTGCCAAAAAAGTTTCCGGTGGGCTTGTATCGCAACCTACCAAAACCATTGGCAGGCTGGCCTTGAACGAGACCCAAAGAGTTTCCCTTGTGGGAAACCTTGTAAATGACAATAATCCGCTTAACCATCTCCAGCTTCGGCCCACGGACTTTCTTAATATTCTAGTAGACGCACCTCGCACCACACTTGACATCAAGGAGACTCTGGAAATTCCAACGGGCCTACTTCAGGCACCCGAATTCTTTTTTATCTTGCAGCTGGTTAATAGTTCGGGCGTTGAAGTGCAGACGATTAACCTCTCTGTTCCTCATGCAAAGAATGTAGCAAACCTACAAATACCCATACTGCCACCCAAGATGATGATTCTACAAACCGGACTTCCCGGAAAGAATGTTGTTCAAGTAAAGCAGATAGACCAAAACGCAACCGGAGTTGCCGTTTATCGTAAGGAAATTAAAAAAGGCGTTTCTGTTGCTGATGCGGCCTATACCTTCATTGGTAACATTCAGGCAAAATTCGGACAGGACTTTCAGAGACTTGAAGATGTCGTAAATAACTATAACACCATTATTTATAGGGCAATCCCATATAACGCCACCGGCATACTGGCAAGTGAGTTTGAGTCTGCGGGTGCTCAGGCCATTAAGAAAAAACAGTCAGGAAAATATGACAGAAGGCACAACTTTGTTTCTATTCTAGGGGAGGTTGTAATCAATGCCATTTCCATAGAAATCAGAGACGTTCCACCTGGCGTTTCCATCGTTAAACTTCTGAAGAGAAACCTTTCCGTATACGAACAAGAGTTTAGCCTGGTTACAAAACCGGCCCTGATAGACAACCTGGAGTCTGGTGCCCCTATATTCGTGACAGATAACGATGTAAAGGAAGACAGAATATATGAATATAGGGTAGAGTATCTTTACCCAAGTGGTGATGTAGAAATTGGAGCAAATAATCTCATAATAAAATACGAACCTGCGACAGCCAACATTGTGGAAACCGTTCTTTCAAAACCAACGGTGGTACAAACGGGCGCTGACATCGATGTGCAGTTTGATCTTTCTTCCTCGCTCATTCCTGGGGATCTTGACTTTATCAAGAAGACGTTAGAGGCCCAAGGTCTTCTTTCTTATTACCAACAAGGCATTTCTGACGAAAAAGAGAAACTGCAAAATATAATCGCCTATGGCGTAAGAAGAATCAACATTACGGTTGGAGAAATAGAAGATTTTGGAATTGTAACGGACAAGAATTTTTCTGACAGGAAATTTGGTGCCGTCAAGTCAGTTAAGCCACTCCAGGGAGGATACGAGTACAGATATCTGGTTACCACATATTTTAGAAAAGCCGAGACCACTCTTGAGCAGGTAACTAGAACTGTGCAATTTACTCAAAACATTGCATATACCTTCAAGCCCGCAAAATGGCTGCACCCCATAACCTTAAAGAAAGGAAATCTTACTACGGAAAAAACTAGGATGAAAAATCACTCTCAAACAGCCTTTTCCTTTGGGGCAGTAGGCAACATTGCGACAGTGAATGTTTCCTTGGCCAATATTTTGCCGTCTATCACAGAAGCCAGGGCTCAAAAACTTGGGAAAAACTCAAACCTTATTCAGTGGAGAGTTCAGGGCCAAATAACAAAAATCGATCACTTCATAATTATTCTTGAGATAGTTGGCATGAGAACCGTAGTAGGAAAGTCACACAATGTTTCCGAGTCAAATTATTTTCAGTTTGTTGACTCCCTTGACAACGGCGAGCATGGAAAGTTGACATACTATATTGTGCCAGTTTTTTATGATTTTACCAGGGGAACAGAAGTTCCAACAAACGAGGTTGTAGTTTAATGGGAACTTTTGGCATAGGAGTAAGAGGGGGAAGTGCCGCCTATGGTGGGGTGTCGCAGCAGTCTGTGTCCACGCCAACTTCCCCAACCACGCCCACGACCGTTACGACCGTTGGTGCAAGTGCAAGAGTTGCGCCCATTAATCCGATAGTAACCGTCAGAAACGTAACGCCACAGGTTATTTCTCCATCTATTGTTAGATCCATTAGACTGCCTCCAATTGTCAGATTTATTCCCAACATCTTTCCGTTACGGAAGAAATATGAACAGGATGTTTTAAGGGTCTCTCAGTACAGAATAACAAATGACAAATTCGATGCTGTGGAAAAAAATGGCATTTCTGTGTTCCGTCCAGAGATAATTTCTGTGATGAACTTCATGCCTATAAACGGCAGTGGAAGACTGGGGTCTGTTAACGCAACAGAGAGTGCCGAACAGTTGATTAAGGCACAATATCAAGCAACAGAAATCAGGGCAGTAACCGTTCAGCGGTTGATGAAGGATATTAGAGCTAAAGCAGAATTCAGAATTCAACTGGACGCCATCAAGGGGAATTTCGTTAAGGGGTTGGACTCCACCAAAACATCTCTCAGATACTTTGGGGACCTTATAGAAAAAATAGAAAACGTGAAGAATTCTCTGGACCCAAAAGAGATTCCGGCCTCTTCTTATGACACCGCAAACTATCTTCCCCTTATTGACTTCTATGAGAGAAAAATGCAGTATTCCAAAAGGAAATACTCCAACTTCTCCGATACCAAAATTATAAATCAGCTTATTGCTGACTTTAGAAAAATCCTTGAGGGCTATTCTCTTTCCTTGTTTGACTTGGTTGATCCAGACAGAAGCGCAGATGTAAGCCCGGTTACAATCGACAAAACCTACACACAAAACAATGGTTTTAACTTTTCTCCGGCTTCCGTTAGGTCCACAACAGCACCCAGAAACTCTTTTAAGAGTGATTTCTTTAACCAGTTTCTAAATTCGCTTCCAACCAATTCGGATGACAGAATCAAGCTCCTTGTTCATTTTCTGTCAAAAGAACTTAGGGTCTCAAAGGAACTTGGCAGACCAGAGGTCGCCAGAAACCTACAACAAAAATATCAACAAGGGGACAGTGGAAGCCCATTTGACAATATCGTTGGCGAAGTTGGAGACACAATCTTCAACGAACCAAGAGGACCAAACTCCCTTGCTTCTTTGACGTTATTTAACCTAAGCACCTCTAACCTGGTGCTTCCGTTTGAAAGCATATATGTTGATTCTGAAACGGAGAGAAAAGTCTATGTTCCGGGCAGCACATACTTCGTTGACAGCATTTTGACAGTAAGCAAAACAACCGGTTTCAATACCCAGCCTTATGTATCTTACGTTAACAAGTTCAACAACACAACAAGTGACGCCAAGAACGCTATAGAAACTTTACTGGAGCTGAACCAGGCCAGCACTCTCTCCCCCACGGCAGTCTATGATACGTTTTTAAGCTCTCTTGCCGAGGCTACGGCCGGGCTAGCAAGCGGAACTGGTATAAATAAGGGACAAGCCGTTTGTGTCGCCCTGTTTAAGCTGGCCAATACCAACACGACTCTTAAAAACATGTTGTTTGAGTATTTGCTGTTACTCGGCCTGTCTTCCATTTCGAGAATAGACCAAAAGAGTATTTTTGAAAAATTGGCTATCGAGGTTGGGCACGTTCGTAATTTTAGTTTCGTTAGAGTAGCAACGGGAGACAATCCCGACCTCAGGGGAGGGCAGGCTGCTCTGCGTCCTTACATAGAGCAACTGGCCAATGACATTGAAAATCACGTCTTCTCTTTGATTAACACCGTGAACGTGAGTCTTCTTGCAAAAGACTTTGCAAGAAGCATTCCCTCTCTTACACCAACGATTCTTTCACCAAATATTTCCGGTCCAACGCAAACGTTGTCTTCTGTTGGTATTGGGGCACAAATATTAAGTTCGAACAAATTAGTTTTGGCCCTTGATAGAAATGGGTATTATCTATCCTTCAAAAGAGGAGACCTGAAAGAAATCTTACTAAGCAACATTACGACAGTGGGACCTTCTTCTACCAACGTTTGCAAGGAATTTATTGATATAGCCGTTAAACTCGATCAAGGCGCTTCTGTGTCTTCGAATCCGGTATATCTTCTACAGGATGGTTCTGGTCGTACAAGACAGAACTTCTTCAGCACCAGCACAGTTTTACTTTTTGTCTTTGAGGCCATGTCCGCCTTCGTGAACCGCTATACTTTCAGTACCTTTAACAAGGGCACCACTCTCATAAACGGAAGTATTACAATTGATACTTCCCTGTCGGACGGCACCCTAAAGATCATAAAGGACATAATTGCATCCAAGCCTCTTTTGTCGTTTGCTAAAATCTTGAACCCCTTGAACATAGCCCTGAACAACGCTTCTCCAAAAAGTCCCTTCTCCTTGTTTAATCTCGACTCCTCCAGAGAAAGAGCCAGAACACCAAATGTGTCCGCTCAACAAAGCACAAACAACACAAGCATATTACCAAGCATCTTCTCCCCTACCTTGGGAGCTTCCAGAACAACCTTATTGCCGGTAGCACAAACTCTTATAAACACTCCCGTTTTTGGCTTTGGAAAGATTTTCCAAAATATTCCTATTCAACTTGAGTCCCTGAAGGAGTCCATAAAGTTGATAGAGTTTAGAAAAACCATTGTCGGCAACAGAACAAAATTAAACGACGAAGATAAAACAGTTAAAAACATCCTTCATATTCTTACGGTGATCAACAGGCGCCTTGTCTCTACTAAGGAACTGGTTATTCACACCTTTACCAAGGCTTCTCTTGACGGTTTCCTAAACAGCACAGGTTCATCCCTGACAGACGTGGACCTCGTAAGGAATCCGTCCCAGGTAAGGGTTTCTTCTTGGTTGCTCGATCACTATGATGAAAAGTTGGCCGAGGCCGGACTGGATGATGAAACGGCGGATGAAGATACTGGATTTTTGATTACAGATCGCATTCCTCTTTCGAGTCTAAATGCCATGTTCTCCATGTTGCGTCTGCCGCAATACGGACACAAGTCTGATGCTGACCTGAAGGTGAAAATCTTTACAGTGGGTATTCCGGCTGGATTCTCCAAAAGTCTCTCTGATAGAGTTTCAAGAACTGCCATAAGTGAAACAAACTTCAAAGACAAACAGTTCGACGTAGTGTCTGTCAACGTCTACAAGAGAGATGCCAGATTCGATGACCTTGTGTTTAAGCCACAACAGTTTATTTTTGACCTTTCCCTGTTTCCAATTAAGAAATTCTTGCCAGCATCTTTGGATGTTAGAAATGTTCGCTATCAACAGATAATCAGAAACACCATCCTAAAAGACTATGAGTCCCTACAGAACAAGAAGAATATTACTCTGGCAAATATAAGGGCTGATGTAAAGTACAGTTTCTTGTCAGGGCAACAGCAAACGGAAATGGTAAAAAACCATCTTGAAAGTGAACTTCTTGATCTTTATATTCGGCTTATTGCTGGCATAGAAATGAACGAAGAGACCTTTTCTGGAACCTCATATAATAAAACCGACCTGCAAGATCAACAGGTCCTAAACCTAATCATTTCTTTCCTTAAAATTGTCAAGGGCAAGGATATCCCAAACCAACCAATAAGTCAACTTCTTGTAAATCCAAACCTGGACCAGGAGACCAAGGATACCTTGCGTTTGCTCTCCTATGGAAACATAATGTTTCAGGCGGACTTCATCAGGAGACGAGTTCTGGAGCCGAAGTTGTTCGATAGGGTCTTTCATTTTCCAATCAACGTAGATAGCTTTGAAATTGACGTGGAAACAACCATCTCCACGGAGTCGGGCAAAAGCCTGTACGCAAAAAGCTCTATTCAAAATATGATTTATGAAACCGATGGCAAAAAATATCTTTTGCCAAGACACAGAAATGACATGATTTTTGAGGACTACTTCGTCGTTGTTGAAGCAAACCTTAGAGGAGGAACATAATGGCTAAATCTCTCCCATCGAAAAAGATTGTTATTGTGAATGCGCCCGAGGTGTCTGGTTTCGAGGCACGATTTAACTATGATTTTTTCATGCCAGACGAACGGACAAACGACTCTGGCCAAGTAGCCCCCGCCTTTATCACAAAAAAACCCTCTGAGAGTTTTGATTCTAGTTTTGTTACCTCCAAGAACTTTCAGGACAAGGTAGCAAGGTTCGTAAAGCTTACCTGGAGACCTGTCATCGGAGACAAGGATTTCATTGCGGTCAAAACGTCTATTACTAATAATTTTGACAAGGTTCACAATGAGCAAACCTTTGCCATCGGTGATTACTCCAACATAGACTTTCAGGACACTGGGGCGGATCAACGTCTTGGCTTCTTTGTTAGACGTGCCCTGGAAGAAGTTCAGAAGGGATTTGCCCCACCAAGAAAGCAGGAGTCTCCTCTGGATGTTGCCAAAACCCTCAATGGCCTGACGACCCCCACTCTTCGCGGCAGCTTCCTGGCTTCGATTCTAACGAATCTCAAAGAGCTTGGAGTTACATTTGTAACTAAACAAAACAGAGAGAAAATAGCCGCAAATTTGACACGTCAAATACAGAGAGCAAAGACAAGGTTTCAGTTTAACAACAGAGTGCTGACCAAAATTCTTGCCTCTGCCACAGAAAACCCCGTTGGTCTTTTTGAGGATGAGGCCGAGGCTCTCATGTCCGAGGCAGAACAAAGAGAGACTCAGGCTATTTCTACCTCTACGGCAAGCGTTCTGAGCGACAGCGAGTATGACCTTGAGGTCATGGAGTACATCGGTATTCGTCAAATAGACACTCCGGCAGCCTTTGATTCCACCGTTCAGCCGGTTGGCTATATTATTGACAAGCAAGAAATTCTTGAAAACGGAACAGTTGTTGACAGGGCTCCTGTTATTGTAGAAAGTCCCCTGGCAAACACAACAGTCGATCTTAAAATAAGATATGGCGGCAAATATCTTTATCGTATTCGTAGCGTAATCTTCATTGAGGTTCAGGCGCAGGATCTTGAGTCGGATGGCGTTGTTGCTATTTCTTTCTTAGTTTCCTCCCAGGACAGCCCGGCAAGAATGGTGGTCTGCACCGAGAGCGTGCCTCCGCCACCTCCTTCGGACTTCAACATAGCCTGGGACTACAAAAACACTGCCGCCAGGATAACATGGGCTTTCCCCCCAAACGCTCAGAGGGATATAAAGTATTTTCAGTTGTTCAGAAGAACAACCATAAATGAACCATTCCAGCTTATCAAGGAATATGACTTCGATGACAGCGTTGTCAAGACTCCAAGAAACGAAACTCCTGACCGGCCGCTGGTGGAAAAGTTGGCTAACCCTAGAAACTACTATTTGGACAAAGAGTTTGGTAGAGACTCCAGGTACATTTATGCAATGTGCTCTGTGGACGCTCATGGGATGTCCTCAAATTATTCCATGCAACTTGAGGTTGGGTTTGACAGATTCAAGAACAAAATAACCAAAAAACTAATCTCCGTGGCTGGAGCCCCTAAGGCTTATCCGAACATGTACCTCAACCAGGACACTTTCGTGGACACGATCCGGGACTCTGGACATAAACAAGTTCAGGTTATTTTTAATCCAGAATACTTACGGGTGTTCGATGCTAACGGGCACGACCTACGTCTTCTAAAGACCGGTCAAGATGCAGAATACAAGCTTTCCTTGATAAATGTTGACCTCCAGTCGCAGAAGACGGTTACCATAAATCTTGAAGACAAAAGGACAATTGAGTCCCAAAATGAAGAAAGCAATGTGGATATCAAGTAAAATATCTTAATTCGATTTTTGTTCATATTTAGGTACACACAGGAGACATATGGGTTTTTTACAAAACGATACCAATAACATTATTTTAGATGCCGTTCTAACCGATACCGGCAGACAGTTTTTGTCTAGAAATGACGGTAGTTTCTCGGTGGTTAAATTTGGTACCGGGGATGATGAAGTGGATTATGGCATTATTACCAAGTACGGAAGGACCGTTGGTAAGGAAAAGATCGAGAAGAACACCCCTGTGTTTGAAGCCCTGACAAACGGCTCCTATGCCCAGAAATATCGCTGTATCTCTGTGTCAAACCCAAACCTCATCAGGCTTCCGTCCCTGGAGTTGACCGGAGAAGGTATTGACTCCACGGCAAGAATCGTGTCCATCGGCAACACCACCACCAAACGCCGCCAGATTAACGTTTCCCAGACAATTAACAACGAACAAACCATAGACGTGGAGCTTAGAGATCAAGCCTTCATAGTCGAGCTTTCAAACCTATTTTTGCAGGTCCTAGGAAGCGCCCCAGACAACATTGACTCCCAACAGAGGGCAACCTACATCCTCACCAGAGACGCCGGAGAGAACTCCCTGGGAGGCTCCAGGCTTACCCTGACTCTTGCCACCAAGGCAATCACGGAAAGTCAGTTCCAGGTCTATGGTGCCCAGTACAACAAAAATCTCATCTCGACCTTCGTCAAGGTTGCCGGCATCCAAAGCGGGGCTGTCTACGAGTTTGAGGTCCAGATCAATAAGACAAGCTAAGTAAAAGGCACACATAAACATGGCAACATTTAAAGAATTCGCGGCTTCGGACATTAAGACGGCAAAGTCTTTCCTTAACCAACTAGTTGATGTTATAAATGAAGACATTTCTGGTTCCAATACCAGAAAGCAGTACCAGGTTTTCGTCACAGGCGGTATCGGGCCAGGGGTAACTTCCTCCTTGTTCCAGACAGTGTTTGACCAGGACTTCACCCTCCAGACCGCCAACCCGATTTTTGATGTTACCTTCGGATTTAGCTCGGCCTCTGTGCTTGTTGCAAATTCGGGTTTTACCATCGACTCAAATGGCAAGTATATTTTCTCGTCACAGTCCTTAATGATGAGAGAGAAAATGGACCTTTACAGGCTCCATGCTCAGGCGCTCCTTGGGGACGCCTCAGAAGAGTTCAATCTTACGTCTGGGTCAACAACCTCCACAATCCGCGAGGCTCTGTTCTTGGACTTCAAGAGACTTTTCACCCGCGATCAAATCAAGCGTGAGACGTTCGCTATCAAGCTTAATCCCTCCGCAGCCTTAACTGGCTCTTACAACCTTAACAGGGTTGGCGCAGCCACAACCAAGATTTACTCCGACATTGGTTCCTCGGAGAACAAGGACTTCTCCTTTGGTGGTCAGGTTTCTACCATAGTGGACTCGGCCAATACAGCCTTGCCGGTGGGGCTTCTGTTCATTGACAAGGGCATTGCTGTTTTGGATATTTCCAGATCCTTCGACCAGACAACGTTCCTTAGCGGAACAATCAGAGGGATGCACTCCACTGGGTTTGTTGGTTTCTCTGGAAGTCTTGCAAAGTTTCTCGTGTCTGCTTCGGTAGATGACGTGCTTGACCATATTTGCAGCACAAGATTCTCTGGTTCTGCCGCAACTGCCATTACTTTCCAGAATATAACAAATATCAACAGTACGATTTACTTCTGTAATTTGGCAGCAGATGAGTTTAACTACTCTTCAAATCCAACGTTCGTTGACGCTGACTCAAGGATCGTCGTTATTGATGAAGGCCAGGAAGAGACTCAAAAATCCTTCGTGTTTTTGACCTCCATTGGTCTCTATGATGCCAATGACAATCTCCTGGCTGTGGCAAAAACCTCAAGACCAATCCTGAAGGATGATGAGCGTAATCTTACTCTCAAAACAAGACTTGACTTCTAAGATCGTCTCATGGAAAAGAACAAATGTCGATACGTAGGATTACTCCAGATGACGTTGAGCACTTTACACTAGAAACTCATCCTCCAAGATTTTATTCTAGCGGTTCTACATTTTCATCTACTCCTAACATAACCGGCACCCTCTACATCTTTCCGAGAAGGTCTGACTCGGAGAAAGAAGTGCAGCCTTTGTCGGCTTTTAGCTCTTCTCTGTTTAATGATCAAAATCTAGGTCAGTTACTTATCCAGGCAAAAACCTTCGCTAGCATAAGTTCCTCAAACACGGCACAAATAAATGGTTATTTGTCTGGGGTGTTCTCCCAGCAACCTTCTGCCCGCAAACAGCAGACCGTGGATATTATCAGGTTTACTCCTCCATTTAGCGTCAACACAAACACCTTCAGGAAACTGGTAACGATCAATGACCTGATGCCCTATTATCGTTCAACCCAACCAAACTCTCAGTTTGCCTTCACGAACTATAATTGTTTTAATTTCTTCACGAGTAGTGCAGTTCCAACCGGGTCCGTAGTCCTATATCCAAACGCACCAGTGTCGGGAGTATGGGCCTACGGACCATATACTCCAACCGGCTCCTGGTCGATTGACTTTTGGATCAATCCAAAATATACTACTGACACAGAGTTCAACTCCTTCAAGGCCGGTACCGTAATGCACCTTTCTGGTGTCTTGGGTGTGTCCCTGGTCACCGGGTCCTCCAGGGACTTAAACGGCTATCCAAACGCCTATAGAATTCTTGTGCAGCTTTCTTCTAGTGCGGGAACCGCCCCAAGTTTAGCCACGACAAACTCTCTAACTTTTTATTCTTCTGACAATTCCCTGAAAAGAAACAACTGGCATCACATTACCATTCGACATGGTGGACCAGCCCCGTTGTACAATAATGGTACCGGGTCAATATTAATTGATGGTAGAGTTGACACCGAGTTCGTTCTAACGACAAGCATCGCCAGCACGAGGGTTACTGGTGGGTATGCCGGGTCAGATGGCCCAATTGTCCTGGCCCTGGGCAACTACTACGAGGGAACAAACGCCGGAACCTCTGGCATGTCCAGGTTCTTTGCGGCAGATGTCTCAGACAGGGACGGGCTTGAGGAACTAGATGCTCTTACTGGAGTTGACTATCCGACAACATTTGCCTTTAATCACCCGCTCAACGCCGAGATACATGACCTGAAGATTTTTAACAAGTATCTAACAGTCCCGGAAATTTCAGGATTTCAATCTGCCGGACCAACGAACTTTGCAAACTTGATGTTCTATGTTCCGCCGTTCTTTACCATTGAGGCACCTACTCAGTCGTTTGTTGGCTCCTCTGGCGGCGTACTGGTTACGCCATTTCAAACCAAGAACGACACCACAAGGGATCCATTTAACGTCACAATGAGTTTTGGTATTGGTGGGATGTACATGAACCTGGAGAACTACGGGAAAGAGTTTGTCCAAAATAAGTTCCCGAGATGGCTAACCCTTACCGGCTCCACAATAAATGCTACCTCTGACATACAGGATGCAAACCAGTTTCTCTTTGCAACTGAGTCCAACAGAAGACGCCAGTACACAATCATGCCTTGTGACAACGGGCAGTTTGTTCCAAACTTTGGTTTCCTGGCAACCGGCTCTAATGAAAAGTTCCGAAATGACCTCGGAAACCTAAACTATGGTTTTGTGTCCCTCAGGAACATGGTTCCTCTTAAAACTCGCGCCTTTGGACTTTCTAACCTCTCTGGGTCTATCGTGGACGGTATCCTTGGCCCGACCCCAAACAACCTGAGCGGAAGTTCCTCTGACAGTCTTGCAATCTTGCATCGAACCAGGGACAATACCTCAAATCAGGTCGTTTTCTTTGACGTTAGCAACTTATATTATGGCAATAGAATAAGACCAGGTAGTCTTCTTCTGGAGGACACTTCCATGTCCGGCTCTGGTGGTAAGGTCAAGGTTTCTCTGAAGGATGATGGTTACGGTAATCTCTATCGAGGAAACGCCGACACCGCTCAGGCGTCCTGGTCTTCTGTAGGAAACGTCTTCTATAATGAGGGGATTATAATGATAAAGTCCCCTCAGTTGTTCTTTTTTGGACAGGAAAACTGGCAACTAAAGTTTGACGGGGAACAAAATGTTCATGTTCTGAAATTTAATCTTCTATTGCCACCTCTTACCGCCACCTCTAGCTCTAACCCATCCTATGTTAGCGCGAGCAATAACCCGCTGGACACTCTTGCCAATGAGATAGACGAACAATATGTTTGGTTGTCCGGGCTCTACCTACATGACGACAACCTAAATGTCATTACCAAGACAAGCTTTGCACAACCGATAATTAAAAGAACCGGGGACAAGCTGATGTTTGCCGTGAAACTAGACCTCTAAAATGGTGTGCCCATGAAGAAGTTTGGCATGAATCTCGGCCGAAGTTGTCTTCGTATATAGTCTATGTCATCTTGCATGATGACTCCTGTACTTTCCAGGACGTGTGGAAACATAACCGAGTTTACGTCTCCGTCATGTCCCAAACCAAGCACATGACCAAACTCGTGTACTGCAACTATAAACAACTCTTCATGTGAAATATCATTGTCCAGTAAAACAACACCATTGTTGACCTGTGTGAAATCTAGGTTATATGACCCTGTGTGAAGCTCAGTTAACCCGAGGAAGTTTCCTCGCTCCTCAGAAATCCCTAATTCTATTTCCTGAACAAAAATCTCTCCATGTGAAGGCTCGAGGAGAACGCCCCTCGATATATGGAAGTCCAGGTCAATTTCGTTAGGTTCAAAAACTCGCTCACCAATCACCGAGTTCCAGTATTCAAGGACTTCAAAAATGCGCTCTCTCTCGACCTGAGAGAACGATGAAACATCTACCCCGACAGGTAGGGGAAAGTCTTCTGGGGTCCAATGTCCTAAGTTCAGGTGAATTTGGTCAGTAATATTTATATATTGTCTTCTTGCGCCCCTGAGGTGTGTTCCTGCCCAGAGCACCAGAGCAATGCCGATTGAGATAGCCAGGAGCGTACCCTTCTTCATATTTGTTCCTCAGGTTAAATATCTCCCTCCGCCCCTCTCTAATTGGTAGTGTTCCACTAAAACATTTAATCTGTAAAAATGTCCTAGAGTCTTCTATACTAAGGAGGAACTCAAGTACGTGCTCTATGCCAAAAAATCCCACAAAGGCTCCTGCTGTCACCAAAAATAAGACAAAGAAGAAAGCCAAGAAACGCAAGAAATCCAGGTACCACACAGGGGTTCACAACAGCCTCAAGTGCCAGACCCCCATCAACTACAGATCAGGGTGGGAAAAGACCATTTGTGAGTATCTGGACAGTGATCCCCTGGTCTTGTGTTACACATATGAGACGATTGAAATTCACTATACCTCAAGCCAAACGACAAAAAGAATCAGAAAATATTTCCCAGATTTTTTGGTTTGGTACACAGATGGCAAAGTTAAAATGGTCGAGGTCAAGAGACAAAATCTCCTAACAAACCTCCGAGTACAACGAAAGGCAGAGGCGGCAAGAATATGGTGCGCGAGTCAAAATCCACAGATAACTTACGAGTTTTGGACAGACAAGATAATTCTACCCCTCCAGAAGGCGGCCAAAATCCGGGAACGTTACCTCAAAAAACAGAAGTAGATATAGGGCTGGATGTGTCCACGTCTATTGTTGGGGTCTGTGTCCTAGACCACAATACCGGAAACCTCATCTCCTTGTTCCCCATAAAACTAACAAGCACCAAACTTGTGGACTTGTGGGACAAGTCCGTTGAGTTCCAGACAGAATTCTCCAAGAACATGTCCCCAACCTGGACCATTAAAAGAATTTTTGTTGAGGATATTGCAAAGAAGTTTTCTCCAGGTTTCTCCTCTGCCGGAACAATTGTCATCCTCGCCAAGATGAACGCCATAGCCTGCCTAATTGCCTTTAATATGTTTCATGTCAAACCAACGTTCATTAATGTCAGGTCTGCCAGGGCACAGCTTGGCATCAAGATTGACACCAAGGACAAAACCAAAAGCACCAAAGAGAAAGTTTTTGAAAAGGTTCTTGCCCTTAATCCCAAAGTTGCGTGGCCTCAACATGTTGCGAAAACCGGTAAAAGTGTCGGGCAGATGGTTTATGACACCTGCAATCAGGACATGGGTGATGCCTGGGTGGCTGCCAAGGGCGGGCAAAAACTATTTCCATGAGAGAACGCTTAATTAATATGGGTGGCACTGGTCTTGTATCGGTTTTGTCTTTGCAAGTACAGGTTCTCTCGCACATACCGAAGGGAACTTTAATTAATTTTCTGGCAACTCACAGTCCAGCTAACCTCGCAATAAAACAAGGTGATTTTTATGAATTTGTTGAGGATAGACGTTGGTTTATCGCCACTCGTCTAGGAGCTGTTCCCCACGAGAACTATATTGAGAATATTGAAAACGCGCTCTTTATGGATTCTTTAGAATCTGACTGGTCGATTATTCTCCACAGTAACCAACTGTACGCGGTTCACAATACCGATATTCACGTAGTACAGTCACCCTGAGAACATGTCTCTGTACACTAAAGGACAGTCCATAGAGTTCATTGAAAAGGTCTTTGGAGACGGAAGGTTCTCCAATGGTGGGTTGAATATTTCTGTCTTGTGCCCCCTGTGCGCTGACAAAAAAGGATTTGGATACGGTAAGAAAAAACTCGTAATCAGGACGGATACTTTCGTAAGCCACTGTTGGGTGTGTAATACAAAGTCAAAAAACTTGGTCCCCTGGCTTAAGAGATGGTACCCGCATTTCCTTGCTGAATATGTTAGTGCCTTTCTTAAGGGCGAACAGCTAACGGACATTTCCATAGAGGAGACTGATCCAAAAGAGATTTCCCTAACGCTCCCACAGGGTTATAAATTCTTGTTACATCAAGTCGGCCCTGAAGCCTCCAAGGCTAAGAGATATCTTGCCTCCAGAGGAATTTTTTCTGATCGAGACTTTTGGTATTGGAAGTTTGGCATAGCCCCAGAGAACGAAGACCTTGGTGGGAGAATTATCATTCCTTCCTTCGATCAAGAAGGAAGTATTAATTACTGGACCGCCAGAGCATACAACAAAAGACTCTATCCGAAGTACATAAATCCACCAACCGCACGAGAATCAGTCATCTTTAACGAGATCAACATAGACTGGACAAAGCCCCTTACATTGGTGGAAGGTCCATTTGACCTATTGAAATGTAACGATAATGCCACCTGTTTATTGGGGTCTTCTTTTGGGCCCGACTATCTTCTTTTCAGAAAGATTGTGGAGAATGAAACTCCGGTAGTTTTAGCTCTTGATGAAGACGCAAGAAACAAGGCGCTTTCAATATCTAAAAATCTGACAGAGTACGGAATATCTGTAAAGATCCTAATGGTCTCTAAGGAAAAAGGAGACGTAGGAGCCATGACAAAGGAAGAATTTAAAGACCTTGAAACAAAAGGAACGCACTTCAGCATGGAAAACTATCTCTTGCAAAAAATAAGAATGGCTTTTGGTCAATAATGAAAAATATACGAATTGCACAAATATCCGACATTCACTGGCGTGGGACAGCAAGACACGAAGAATACACTCGGTCATTCACAAAGCTCTTCGAAAATCTAAGAGAAGAGAAGCCAGATATGATCGTTTGTACTGGCGACATCTTCCACACAAAGACGCAGGGCATTTCTCCTGAGGTCGTGATGAAGATGGTGTGGATGTTCCAGGAACTTTACGCCATTGCCCCTGTTCGTGTGATTTTAGGAAACCACGACGGCAACCTGGCCAACAACAGCCGACAGGACGTTATTACGCCGATAATGAAAGCAATCAACGCCGATCCGAACCTTGTTCTTTTCAAGGACAGTGGAACGTATCAGGACGTGCTATTCCCAGATATTAACTGGTGTGTATTTTCTTGCTTTGACAAGGATGGCTGGGCAGACGTTCACCCAGAACCAGATAAAATAAACATTGCCCTATATCACGGCTCTATCATTGGTTGTCAGACCGATGGCGGGTATCGCATGATGGGCGGAGAAGAAAGTATATCGTATTTCCAGGACTATGATTATGTTCTAATGGGAGACATTCACAAGGTTCAGTTCATGTCCGAGAGACAGGCTAGCGATGGAAAAGACAAGGCGTGGATAGCCTATCCTGGCTCTCTCATCCAACAAAACTATGGCGAAGAGGAGATAAAGGGATATCTTAACTGGAGCATCTCTGGCAAAAATACTTGGGACGTTCAGTTTAGAGAACTGACCAACTACCAGCCTTTCGTTACCTTTAACTGGCTTGGGGACTTCCAGAAAACAGTAGAGGAGCTTACCAGGCTTCGCAGTGGAATCTTTTTGCCCGGCACCAGATTCAGGGTTGTAAGTTCTCAAAATATTTCCGACATAGAGAAACGACAGCTGGAAGAATATTTGGAGGTTCAACACAAGGCGGAGGAGTGTGTTTTCAAAATTGAAATTTCCAACAACCTTGAAAATATTCAAACAGACACGATCAAGGTTCAAAAAACCTCCCTCAGAAACAATCCCGATATTCTCGTTCAACTATATAACGAATATATCATCAACAATCTACAGTCGCACCCCCTGTCTGAGGAGCAAACAAAAATCTCGGCCGATGTTATCAACACCTATCTTTTGAAACTGAACGCCTCAGAGCCGGACGTAATTGCAAGAGATATTTCGTGGTCTTTGAAATCCTTAGACTTCGACAACACCTACAGATATGGAGAAGGAAACTCCATCGACTTCTCTAAACTGAACGGTATTGTTGGAGTATTTGGACCAAATAGAATTGGTAAAAGTTCCATCGTTGGAACCATGATGTATACCTTGTTTAATGCCACGGATCGTGGACCTGTAAAAACCGCTCACGTCATAAACAAAAACAAAAACTCTTGTAGGGCACGAGCCCACATAAATATTGCTGGTATCGATTACGTCCTGGAAAGAACATCCGTCAAGGACGAGCCAAAGCGCAAGCGCAAGAAAGAAATAGACGAGGAAAAGACCTCAACCTCTCTTGTCATCACCCAGGTAAATGCGGACGGAACAACTATTCCAAGGACCGGTATTTCAAGGGACGAGTCCGACAAAGAACTGCGCCGCCTTATTGGTACTGCCGAGGACTTTCTGCTAACCTCCTTCGCCTCACAAGGAGACATGAACAGGTTCATTAATGAAGGTGCCACAGAGCGCAAGGCTGTACTTTCAAGGTTCCTAGATCTTGATATTTTCAAGAAACTGTGCGACTATGCCAAGGACGACTGCACCAACCTAAATGGCAAGACCAAGCGTTATTCGGACACGCAATGGGAACAGCTTATCGAGGATGCCAAAAAAGAAATCCATCTCTTAGAGGCATCAAAGCTGGTCCTAGAGTCAAGACTTACCGACAAGAGAGTTCTTGCGGAGGATCTCAGATTGTGGGTTGCTCAGAAGGAAAAGGAAGTGGACATGGCCACAATCCTTCAACTTGAGACCGATCTAGAGCTTAAGGAAAAACAAGTTGAAAATGCAAATAGGCTTTTTACAGAGCTTTCTGTGGCCGTAAAGGTTAAGCAGTCCGAACTTCTACAGACGGACGTTATAATAAACGAAATCAATGTAGAAAACCTAGAGTCAAAACAGGACAGCCTCCAGGATCTCAAGGACAAGCTTAACAAGCTAGAGTCTTCTTTCAAGGTTGAGGCTTCCACCCTGGAACATCAGGAGAAGTCTGTCAAAAAGCTCGACCTGGTGCCATGTGGGGACACTTTCCCACAGTGTCACTTTATCAGGGACTCCCACGAGAACAAGCAAAAAATAGAAGCTCAAAAGCAGCTTGTTGCTAGCCTAAAGGAAGAGTACGAAGAGGTCAAGAAGACCCTGGAAACGCTTTTGGTTGAAAAAATCTCTGAGAAAATCCGCGAGCACAGAATCTTGTCCGAGAAGAAGATCAAAATAGAAACAAGCCTCAGAGAACTAAAGGCTCGTCAAAAGAATATCGACGTAGTTAGGTTAATCTCTGAGCGTGAGCAAATCCGAGAGAAGCTGGAGAGTATTCGTCTTTGCCTCGATGAGGCCGAGGAGCAAGAGATTCAGAAGAAAAAGCAAGAACTCCAAAGTCTTAAGATAGAATTGGAGGATTTGGACTCTCAAAAGAACGACACTTTCCTGCGTCTTGGCTCCAATAAGCAAAAGCTGGAGCAGTTTCTCTGCGAGAAAGAAGAGTGCCTGGACATCCTCCAGCAACTTCAGATATTTGAGTCCATCTACAAGGCATTTAGCAAAAACGGCATTCCCGCAATGATTCTAAAAGGGCAGCTGCCTGCCATCAATGCAGAACTTGAAAAGATTCTCACGAGTACCGTAGACTTTAAGATTTTCCTGGAGACGGACATAAGCTCCAACGTCATGGACGTGTTCATTTTGGACAAGGACGGAAAAAGAGTCATAGAGACCGCCTCCGGCATGGAGAAGATGATTGCCTCTCTTGCTCTGCGGGTGGCTCTTACGAATCTGTCCAGTCTTCCAAAGTCCGACATCTTTATCTTGGACGAAGGGTTTGGCCCTCTGGATGATACTTCGATTTACCAGTGTCTCCAGCTAATGTCGCTCCTAAAGAGTTATTTCAGAATCATCCTGGTCATCACCCACATTGCTCCGATCAAGGAAATAGCAGATAAACTTATTGATATCAGGGACGAGGGCGCTACCTCCTTTGTTCAGGTTTAAAACACGTCCGGGCCAACTATACTCTATGGAGGATAAATGACAACACCAAGAAAAATACAAAAAAAACAAGCTACCTTCACTAAGAGAAAGCAACAAGAGCTTTCATATGTCCTTATGCAGTTGGACTCTTTTGGTTCGATTATAAGCTATGGATATTCTGATAATAACTGGACCATGGCCACAAGAATCTACAACAGCATTCAAGGGCACCTTCTGCAATCCGACAGGGAAAAGTTGTCGGAGATTTGGCGTGAAGCCTTTGTTATGAAAAACGAAACTAGGGTTATGTCGGAAATTAATTCCCTTAAAGCAAAAATCAACCTGGTCGGATGATGTCTGAGACATATTGTCTAAAATGTAGTTCCACCCCATGCTACATTTCTTTGTTGGGTACCATTGAGTGCTCCAACGAGAAGTGTGAGCACTTCTCAAGGGAACTATATCCAGATAAGACAGAGCAGGCTAAACAGGACGAAGGTCCACAACAGCCTATGTTCTTTACGGTCTCTGTGCCATACCCGCTGTGGTGACTTATCCAAAAGGTGTTTTTGGGGGCAAGCTCAAAATATGAGCGACACCAAGACACAAATATTGGAAAACGGCAGAATTCTGATGGTCAGCCCATCAGAATTTAATGCAATTGTACCGATTTTTTGTCCGATTTGTTCTTTTCCTATGAGGACTTTGGAGGACTCCATAGCCTTTCGTTCTTTTGGGTGCTGCAATTTATGCGAAATGCACTGGACTAGAACGAAATTTGGCAAGTGGGAAGATGGCTGGAGACCTTCGGAAAGCACAGAAGGTTGGGAAGATTATCTTAATTATCGAAAAGTCTTGGGTCGGCGGCTAATTACACTCAAATGACTGTAAAAGACTATCCCAAGTACATCGCACTCTCCAGAGTTTTCAATAAAACCTATGGAGCCCCGTCTACTCTTAAATCCTCTACCGAGACGGTAACCCTAAGACTCGTAGACGACGAGATGGTGTCGGCCATGTTTTTGATCGTGGTCAACTTCTCCTCTGAGGGCATGTGGAGAGAACTAAGAAAAAGATGGCTTGAGGAAGGTGTAAACAAAATCCAGGAAACCCTCAAGAAGGCTGGCGAGGAATATGAAGTAATAACGGGTAAGCCCGTTAAGTTTGAAATAAACAAAGCCTCGATTTCCGATGGTTTGGAGTTCCTAAACTACAGCCTCTACAACCCCAAAAGAGCAGCCTACTTCAGAGTCTTTTGCAATGCAAAAGTAACTTGAGGTAAAATGGCTAAGTCAAGAAAAATTGAAAGAAAAGCCGAACAGTTTGATGAAATCAAAAAGTGCGGCACTGATCCAATTTACTTTATCAACAAATATGTTAAAATCTCTCATCCCACGAGAGGTCCGATTCCATTTACGACCTACCCGTACCAGGACGAATGTGTAAAAACCTTCCTGTCTCACAGGATGATTATTTGTAACAAGTCCAGACAGCTTGGTCTTTCCACTGTCTCGGCCGCTTACTCGCTCTGGCTTGCCCTGTTCCGCAGAAACAAAAATATCGTTATTCTTGCAACGCGACTTGAGACGGCCAAGCTATTTCTCGAAAAGATCAAGGTGATGTATGACTCACTCCCAGAGTGGCTCATCATGCCCACAATCACAACCTTGTCTGTGAGAGAAATGAAGTTCTCAAACAAGTCCATCATCAAGGCACTTCCCTGCACGGAGAACGCCGCCAGAGGTGAAGCCGTATCCCTGTTGGTAGTGGACGAAGCTGCTCACATTGAGGACTTTGATGAAATCTGGATAGGTCTTCAGCCTACCTTTAGCACTGGTGGTGACGTTATTTTGATTTCGTCTCCCAAGGGCGTTGGAAATCAGTTCTATAACATCTGGCAAGGATCAACGGACAAGGAACCTGGCGAGGATGGCTCAAACGGCTTTTTTGCAATAAAGCTTCCCTGGACAGTACATCCAGAACATGATCAGGTTTGGTTTGAACAACAGTGCGCCGCCCTAATGGGAAATCCTCGGGCCATAGCTCAGGAGCTTTTGTGCTCCTTTGAGGCTTCAGGTTTCTCATATCTTGACACGGAGTCGATGCAGTGGGTTCTGTCAAAGGTTGAAAGTCCTATATCAAGATATGGGCAAAATCTTGACATGCTTATCTGGAAATATCCAGAGCAAGGGCACAAATATATTATTTGTGCGGACGTTGCCAGAGGTGATGCCGACGACTACTCGGCCATGCACGTCATAGATGCTACCGCCGACGAAATTGTAGGCGAATACAAGGGACGCATCCAACCGGATCGTTTTGCTGAGTTTCTGGTGGACGTTGCAAAGAAATATAATGACGGGTTCATCGTACACGAGATAAACAGTGCAGGAATTGTAACCTCCTACAAGCTCAAGGAACTCAAGTACAAAAATGTGTACTACGAAAAGTTGTTCAATGGAAATCTGGAACCTTCTTATCGCCCAGAAGAAATTGAGGAATTAACTCCTGGGTTTACAACAAACGTAAAAACCAGACCATTAATTCTAGGTAAACTGGAAGCTGCAATTAGAAACAGGCACATCAAGCTCAAGTCAGAACGACTAGCGGCAGAGTTCCGTACCTTCATCGTTGAGAACAGTAAGCCAAAAGCTCAAAAAAATGCCCACGATGACTTGATCATGGCTCTTGCCATTGGCCTAAACTTTGCAGAGTTTGCACAAAAAAATAGCGCGTCTTCCGACGCCTTTACCAAGGCAATGCTTTTGGGCATCTCAAGAGAGTCCAAGGACATAAACAAACTCAAAAACCCAAGCTGGGGCATCCCTGGCCGGGACCTTCCAATGAGAGCTAACTGGGGGACTTCACAAAAGATGACCCCACAAGAAAATATGGAAATTTATAAGTCCTTCGACTGGCTGTTGCGATGATTAACTGGTTTAAGGTCGCTTGACAAGATCCAAACTATGACAGGCTCTCCAGTTTCCGCGACGCCAAGGACTTTTGAATACGAAAGCCACAAGCTCAAATATTTACCAGCCTTCTTTTCAAGAAGAGTAACAAGTGGTTTCTTGAGCTTGATAAATGGATTTGAGTTGTCGAAAAACTTCTTCCTGTCCTCGTTGTTTGGAGCAAGCTTGTGTCCTTTCCAGAGTTCGTTTTTTCTGGATTTAAAGGTACACAACATCCCAATTTTTACTTTGTTGGCCATGTTGGAAGGATAGCACTCTACACTTGAAAGACAACAAGAATGAAGTATGATACTAGCATGAATAAGTTTTTTAGGATCGCCTTGCAGAACGCGCAGGACCATGATTATAGTGACCAGGAATATCACCTGTGTGCCGTCCTTGTTCGTGGTGGGTCGGTCGTGAGTGTTGGCTATAACAAGAGAAACACCAACGCCTTTGTGGAACACTACACGGA